CTCGACACTCAGCCCGTCGCCGCTGCCTTCGGCACTATCGCGCAGTCACTGCGCGCCTTCGCCTATGTGTCGGCTCACGGCTGCAAGACAAAGGAAGAAGCCGCCGCCTATCGCCGGCAATTCGGTCAACGCGAAATCATGGTGATCTGGCCGGACTTCCTCGCCTGGGACGATGTCAGAAATGCAACGGTTGTCATGACGGCACCCGCCTATGCCGCAGGCCTGCGCGCGAAGATCGATAACGACACCGGTTGGCATAGGACGCTATCGAACATCGCCGTCAACGGTGTCACGGGCATCAGCGCAGATGTATCGTGGGACTTGCAAGACCCAGCGACGGACGCCGGATATCTCAACGAGCAAGAGGTGACGACGCTCGTCAACCGCAACGGTTTCCGCTTTTGGGGCTCTCGCACCTGCTCCAACGATCCGCTATTCGCTTTCGAGAACTACACGCGCACCGCTCACGTCATTGCGGATTCGATCGCAGAAGCGCAGATGACGATCGTCGACGGCCCGCTCAACCCGTCGCTGCCCCGCGACATCATCGAAACCATCAACGGCAAGTTTCGCGAGTGGACATCGCTGGGTTACCTGATTGGTGGCTCGTCGTGGTTCGACCCGGAGCCAAACACCACCGACGTGCTCAAGTCAGGCAAAGCCTACCTCGACTACGACTACACACCGGTCCCGCCCCTCGAAAACCTGATGCTGCGCCAACGCATCACGGATCGCTACCTCGCCGATTTCGCCGCGCGCGTAAGCGCGTAACGCTCGGCCCTACCAGGAGTCAATGCACATGGGTATGCCCCGAAAGCTCAAAGGGTTCAACCTGTTCCAGAACGGCGAAAACTTCGTCGGTCAGATCGCCGAAGTCACCCTACCAAAGCTCACTCGCAAGATGGAGGACTATCAGGGCGGCGGCATGGGTGGACCAATCAAGGTCGATTTCGGGCAGGAAGCGATTCAGCTCGAATGGACGTGCGGCGGCTTCATGAAGTCCGTTCTTCAGCAGTACGGCATCACGAAGCACGATGGCGTGCTACTGCGCTTTGCCGGTGGATATCAGGCGGAAGATTCGACGGGCGTCGATGCCATCGAGGTCGTCATCAAAGGCCGACATTCCGAGATCGACCCAGGCACCGCCAAGGTCAAAGAAGACACCGCCTTCAAGGTCACGACCGTTGCGAGCTACTACAAGCTGACCGTAAACGGCGAAGAAGTGATCGAGCTCGACTTCATCAACATGATCGAAAAGATCAACGGCAACGACCTGCTCGCCTCGCTGCGCAACGCGCTCGGCCTGTGATCCTCTCGCGACGTTGCGCAATGATCGCGCGCCGCATCCAATCTTTCACCGTCAACAAGCACACCATGAGCGAACAAAACACGTCTGAACAGCATTTTGAGCCCACAAGCGCCGACTGCGCGGCGACTACCGAAGATCCGAACTCGCACGCCTTGGACACGCCGCTGACCCGCGGCTCGCAAACGATCACGAAGGTGACGCTGCGCAAGCCGAAATCCGGCGAGTTGCGCGGTGTTTCGCTGTCCGATCTGGTCAACCTCGATGTTGCCGCCCTCTCGAAAGTGCTACCTCGCATCAGCTCACCGACATTGACCGAGCAAGATGTCGCGAACATCGACCCGGCCGACCTCGTGATGTTGGGAGGCATCTTTGTTGGTTTTTTGATGCCGAAGGCCGTCAAGTCGAAGCTGGACTTCCAGACCGCGTAGAGGATCCGATGGCCGATATCGCGATGGTGTTCGGCTGGCCGCCGTCGGCGATGGATGAATTCAGCGTGGCGGAACTGATGGACTGGCGCGAGCGGGCGCGGCAACGAAGCGGAAGCGAATAGCGATGGACAACGCCTTGAAACTGCGCGTCATGTTCGACATGGTCGATAACATGACGAAACCGCTCAAGAACTTGCTGGCGGGCAACAAGAGCCTCGCGCATTCGTTGAAGCAGACGCGGCGCGAGCTTGCGGAGATGAGCAAGAAACAGAAGGACATCGCCGAGTTTCGGGAGATTCGCCAAGGGCTCGCGTCGACAACATCCCAGTTGCGTGCCGCGCAAGCGCGAGTGACGAATCTCGCGGGCGCGATGCGTGCCGTCGGTCCGCCCACGCGCAGCATGGTCAGGCAGTTCGAGGATGCCAAGCGAGTGGCCGCGGGCTTGGCGGCTCAGCACGAACGGCAATCCGCTCATGTCCATCGCCTGCGGGAGCAACTGTCAGCCGCAGGCATCAGTACCCGCAGTCTGGCCGAGCATCAGCGCAACCTTTCAGCGCAGACGCGTACGGCAACTCGCAGGCTGCAAGAGCAAGAAGAGGCCCTTACCCGGGCGAGCCGACAACAGAAAAAGCTGCATGCGGCACGCGCCCAGCTCAACAGCGCTAAGCAACTGGCTGGGAGCGCCGCAGCTGTGTCGGCGGCCGGTGGAGCAATGGGCGGTGGCATTCTCTTCGGCGCGAAGCGATTACTCTCGTCTGGCTACGAATTCGACGCCGCCATGTCCCGGGTGCAAGCACTGGCTCGGATCGAAAAAGAGTCGGCCGAGCTGGCCGCGCTTCGTCTGCAGGCTCGTAAGCTCGGTGCGACGACGAGTTTCACCGCTGGCGAGGCTGCGAGCGGTCAAGGCTTCCTGGCGATGGCCGGGTTCGCCCCCGACCAAATTCTCCAAGCCATGCCCGGCGTACTGTCGATGGCAAAAGCCGGCGACACCGACCTCGCGCGCACGGCCGATATCTCTTCCAACATCCTGACCGGATTCGGCCTGAAGGCCGACGAGATGAACAGGGTCGCGGATGTGCTCACCATGACCTTCACGACATCCAACACGACGCTGGAGATGCTGGGTGGCACGATGAAGTACGTGGGGCCCGTGGCGCGCGCCGCGGGGATGTCGCTGGAACAAGCGGCGGCTACGGCAGGGCTGCTGGGCAATGCGGGGATCCAAGCAACTCAAGCGGGAACGACGCTACGGTCCATGCTGCTGCGGTTGTCCGCACCTACTACCGCAGCCTCCGCTGCGTTGGAGGACCTTGGCGTGCGTGCGCTCGATGCGCGCGGAAACGTTCGAGACATCCCCTCGATTTTGCACGACGTGGCAAAGGCAACGGCGAAGCTTGGCTCGGGCACGCGCCTCGACTACTTGAAGAAAATCTTCGGCGAAGAGCCCGCGGCCGGCATGTCCGAATTGATCGCGCAACAGGGTGCGCAGGGAATCGAGAAGTACGTGTCGATCCTTCGGAACGCGAGTGGCACGGCACAAGGCGTCGCATCGGTGATGGCGGACAACCTGAAGGGCGATCTCCTCACCACCCAATCGGCCTTTGCGGACCTGGGTGTGTCGATCTCGGACGCGGTAAATCCAGCTCTGCGCGCGTTCACGCAAAGCGTCACGGGCTACCTTGGCCGAGCCAGCCAATGGGTGCAGGACAACCCTCGGCTCGCGCGTACGTTGGGCACAATCACGCTCGCGCTCGGCGGCATCCTCGCCGCACTCAGCGCGCTGGCGCTGATGCTCGCCACGATGATCGGACCGCTCGCGCTGCTGCGCTTCGCCCTCACAACGCTGGGCATACAAGGCGGCATTCTTACTCGCGCCCTCATGCTCGGCACGGCCGCGTGGCGAACGTTCGCTGTGGCGGCATTGATGACCGGGCGAGCGCTGCTGGCGAACCCGGTCGGCATCGCGGTCGCTGCCATCGCAGCCGCCGCATTCCTGATCTACCGGTACTGGGCACCGATCAAGGCGTTTTTCCACGAATTGTGGCAAGCGGTACAGGCTGCATTCAACTGTGGCATCGGGGGTATCGCGTCGCTCTTGAACAAGTGGTCACCGCTCACCGCCCTGTGGCAGGCGTTGATCAACTCGCTCGCGTTTCTCGGCGCCCAGCTACCGGCAAAGTTTGTGACTCTCGGCAACAACCTCGTTGCGGGGCTCGTGAAGGGGCTCACAGCAGGCCTCGGCGCGGTGAAGAACGCAATCACGACCCTCGCGGCCTCGAGCGTCTC